GGGCCGGAGCCGTTTGACTACAATGGCGAGCGCATCCTGCCCAAGAGTCGTACCTTTATCCCGGCGGCGCTGGCCGATAACCCATTCCTGCGAGATTCGGGATACGGGGCGGTGCTGCAAGGTCTGCCCGAGCCGCTGCGAACACAACTCCTGTACGGCGATTTTTCGGTAGGCGTGAATGATGACCCGTGGCAGGTCATCCCGACCGAATGGGTACGGCTGGCTTTTCAGCGGTACGAGCAGGGGCAACGGGCGACCGTGGGGCTAACGGCGCTGGGGGTAGACGTGGCGCGGGGCGGGCAGGACCAGACGGTCATTTGCAAGCGATACGGCAACTGGTTCCCGCCGTTTCTGAAGTACGCGGGCAGCGAGACGCCCAACGGCCCGGCGGCCGCCATGCGCGTCGTGCAGGCCCTGGATGGCTCATCGGCGTTGGTCAATATCGACGTGATCGGCATCGGATCGTCGGCTTACGACAGCCTGGCGGGCATGGAAGGTGTCAACGTTTGGCCTATCAATTTTGCGGCGGCCTCGGGCGCCACAGACCGAACGGGAATGCTCGCCATGCGCAACCTGCGGGCCGAAGCCTATTGGAAAGCGAGGGAAGCGTTTGACCCGGAGAAGGGCGACGGCCTGGCCATTGCCCCCGACAACGAATTGCTGGCCGACCTGACCACGCCCCATTACAAGGTGACGGCCTCGGGCATCCAGATCGAGTCAAAAGAGGACGTGATCGCCAGGACGGGGCACTCGCCCGACTGCGGCGACGCTCTTGTCCTTAGCCTCCTTGGGGGCGGGTGGTTTGTCTATTGAAGCAAAAAGCGAGCACCCAGCAACAGATCCTTGTCCTTGACGGCGCGCAAGTCAAGGCCGTGCCGATGGAGTCCTTGCCTGCCTCCGCCTGGACGTGGTACACGCCCCACACTACGGAGGACGAAGCCCAGGTCGAGACGCGGTACATCCACGTTCCCTTCCTGAATCGCGCCGTTGACATCCGCGCCGGGGCCGTGGCAAGCCTGCCCTTCGCCGTGGTGAGCAAGGGCGGCGAAGACATGGACACGTCGGATGACTGGCAGAACAAAGTCGGTTTCCTGCCCGACCCCGGCAGCCTGTTCTATCTGGTCGAGTCAGCCCTGACCCTGCTGGGCCGCGCCTACCTCTTTCGCAGCCGGAACACCAAGAAGACGCTTGGCCTGCAATACCTGTTGCCCACCACGGTACAGCCGGTCATCAAAGAGGGCTTCGATAGCGAGGGGCTGGCCGGTTTCATCCGCCAGATCGGCGGGGAGAAACGCCAATTCGAGCCGGAAGATATTGTCTACTTCTGGCGGCTTGACCCGTTCAAGGAGATCGGGCCGGGCAACAACGCGCCGGCCGTCGCCGCGCTGGCAGCCGCCGGGGTGTTGTTCAACGTTGACCAGTTTGCCAGCAGCTTTTTCGAGCGCGGGGCCATCAAGGTGACGCTGCTTACCGTCAAGGGGCCGATTCAGAAGGAAGAGCGAGAGCGGCTGAAAACGTGGTGGGGGCGAACGTTTGGCGGCATGGGCCGGGCCTGGCAGACGGACATCGTACAGGGCGACACTATCACGCCGGTTGTGGTAGGCGAGGGGATCAAGGAGCTGTCTGACTCACAGCTTACCAAGGAGAAAAGGGAGGACATCGCAACCGCCCTTGGCATCCCCATGACCAAGCTGTGGTCCACCGAAGCCGGCGGCCTTGGCGGCGGCGGCGTGGTGCAACAGGATGACTTGACCTTCTACCAGAATACCATCATCCCCGAAGCGGAGTTTATCGCCCGCGTGCTCAACCGCCAGGTGTTCGAGCCGGCCGGGCTGCGCTTCGAGTTCCGGCCCGAGACGCTGGATATTTTCCAGGAAGACGAGACGCAGCGCGCGCAGAGCTTTAAAACCTATGTTGACGCCGGCATTAAGCGGTCGGTGGCCGCGCAGATGGTCGGCCTGGAGCTGCCGTCCGGCGTGGAATTTGAGGATCTTGACCCCGACGAGCCCGAGCCGCAAGCGCCGGGCGAGGGGCAGCCAAACCCGTTCCTGGCCAACCAACAGCAGATGCCGCCCGCCGTCGTGGCGCAGCAAGAGCGGATGCGCCAGGCGGCGCAGCAGGTCGAGGCCGAAAAGGCGCTGATGTTTGCCGACCTGCGCAAGTGGCGCACCAAGGCCAAGAAGCGGGGCGCGTGCGATTTCGAGAGTGACTACATCCCCGAGCCACTGGCCGAGGCCGTGGGCAAGGCACTGGCGGAGCATGGGGCGGACGTGGCCTTTTCGTTTTTGAAGGCCAGCAGCCTACCCGAAATGGAAGCCAAAATGGCGGCCCTGGTCAAGAAGATCCTGGTCAAGTATCTGGCCCCGGCGGCCGTCGCCATCGAGGCCGGGCAGGCGTTTGACATTGGCCCGCTGTCCGAGGAGTTGCGGGCGGCGCTTGAGCCGCAGATCGTCGCCATTGCCACAGAGCAGGCGCTGCGCGTCGCCGCCGAAGTGGGGGTGGAATTCGACCCCGCCATGGTCAACGACGAAGCGGCGGCGTGGGCGCGGGGCTACACATTTGACCTGGTGAAAGGGCTTGTTGAGACAACGCGCAAGGTGGTTAGCGGCGCCGTCGAATCTTACATGCAAACGCCGGGCATGACGCGGGGGCAACTGGAGTCGCTGCTATCGGCGGCATTTGGCGAGTATCGGGCGAGCACGATTGCCGTCACTGAGACGACGCGGGCCTATGCCCAGGCCATGAACCAGTACCAGAAGGAGATCATGGAAGGGGCAGGGATCGAGATGGAGAGGGTGGTTGTCACAAATAGGGATGAGCTTGTCTGTCCCGTGTGCGGGCCACTTGACGGCCAGCCCGAAGAGGTATGGGCCGATGAGTTTCCGGACGGTCCGCCATTCCACACAGGTTGTAGGTGCGGACTGATTCTGCAATACAAGAAGAAAGGGCGCAGATAATGGGTTACGGTCGTTTCTTGATAACAGAAGAGTTATTTCTGGATTTACTTAAACTCCCAGAGGGCACCAGGGTAGAGCGGGTTGAAAAGGGTGCGGAAGACCAGAACATTGCAGTTATTGTTACCCATGCTGATATTCAGTCGGGTGTAACAATCACTGAGCTTTGCCCCACGTATCGCCGCGAGGGCGATGAGGTGCTATTTGGCGATTGGGATAGGCACCGCTAATGACGTTCGTTTATGTGGTCCTAGTAGAATCCGAAGAGGGAGCCGAGATTGAGGGCGTCTATTCAAATGAGCCCGCCGCAATGGATTGCATGGCGGTAGTGAAGGCCAGCCTGGTTGCTGGCAGTTATGCAACCTGCTGCATGGTGCGCCTGCCTGTGCAAGATGCCCTTGGGGAAATTCCCGCTAATGCCTGACTACTCCGTCCGCCTTGAGGGCCTTGACCGCCTGCAACGCAAGCTCGGCGTCGACTTTCGCCCGACCATGCGGGGCGCAACGCTCGCCATCGCCGCCGAAATCCAGGGCAAAATAGCGCCGTACCCGCCCGCGACTGAGGCCAACAGCCCCGCCCGCGAACGCTGGTACGAGCGCGGCTACGGCCCCCGCTGGCGCACCAAGGACGGCGGGATCGCGGGCCGCAAGACAAGTCAGACGCTGGGCAGGCGCTGGGCCATTGCCCGCTACGGCGACATTGGCGCCAAGCTGGGCAGCGGGGCCACCTACTCAAAGTTCGTGCATAGCGTGAAGGACCAGGCGCGGTTTCACGGCGCGCGGGGCTGGAAGACCGACAAACAAGCGGTTGAGATCGTGCAGCGGGCGGGGACCATCACCCAGATTATGCGCGACGCAGTGATGAACGCATGGAAGAGAGCATGACCGAAGACGTGAACCTTGACGCCCTTGCCGAACGCCTGGCCCACCTTGAAACGTTGGTCCGCGGGCTGTGCATGGACCGGCGGCGGGTGCTGCTGGATGAGGTTAACGGGATTGAGGCGGCGCTAGACGTTGCGCCAAGAACGAGTGAGTTGAGGAAGTTGGACAAGCAGTCCAGAAAGGGGAGTGCGGGATAATGGGGTTCATGACAATAACGCGCACGGTGCATGTTCTCAATTGTGACGTATGCGGTGAGTCGCGTGACTCTTTCGAAGGGGGCGACGGCGACTTGATTGCAAAGCGGATTCTGCCCGCCAAGTGGATAGGGATATACGACAAGGCGATTTGCCCATCTTGCATCCGGGGCCTGAGCCGCTATCTATCCTCGGGCATCGATCACGAGGCGCTGAAAGAACTGCTTGGCAGCATGGAAGGGCAGTCCAGAAGGGGGAGTGCGTGATGGACGCGAAAGAGCTTGAGCAGAAACTAAAAGAGCGGTGCCCGCTGCTCCGGTGGCGAATCGAGGAGTTCTCCGAAATCGGAAATGGCGGCCCGCATATCGGGGCGTCGGTGTGGGTCAATCAGCAATTGTTGCACTGTGGCACGGAAATGGATAGGGAAGTCCTGGCTTCCATGTCGCCCGACTGGTCTATTGACTATATTATCGACCGGGTGCGCCATGCCGTAGCCGAGAGCATCATTAACTGGCGGCCCGGCGACACGGAAGAGCAGTCCAAGAAGGGGAGTGCGTAGGATGATACGTATTGACGCATCGGGAATTACGATAGACGGTGGCACCATAACGACAAGCGAATCGTTGCTGTGCTGGCCGCCCAGGCAGCCGTATCTGACAACTGCCTACATGCCGCCCGTAACCGTGATCGAGCGCGGGGCAATTCGGCCCACCTGTCCCTATTGCGGCAATGGCAGCGCCGAGCGCGGCAACCCGTCCAAGTGCGCGACGTGCGGCGCGCCGATGGGGAGTGCATGATGGCCTGTGACAATTTCGCGGTGACAGTGACGGGCATAATGACTTGCGATTCTACTTTTGCCTGTCCGGGGCCAGTCGGGCGGCCGCGTCCCTACGGCGAAATCAAGTTTATGATGGATGCCAATATCCCGATTGTATGCGACTCGTGCGGCCGCTACCACCGGGCGGGCCACTTGCTAACGTCACGTACATGTGAAAACTGCGGCGCGTCGATAGAATAACCATCCGCCGCCGCTAGCAACCGAATAACAGGCAGTCTATCGAGAGTGCCGCCATTTCCAGCAGCCGTGCAACGTGCAGGGCCGCCGGGACTGGCGGCTTTTTTGTTGGAGGTGACACATGCCGGACACAGAACCGGGCGAAGTGAAAAACGAGACAGAGCAGGGCGACACGCTGGTGAGCTTTGGCGAGACGGTCAAGGCCATCGCGCTGGACGGCGACCTGTTGCGCGTCGCGGCATACGGCATCCGCTATGGCAGCGAGGCGGAGAAGGATCTGCAAGGCGAATGGTTTGGACCCGATACGGACTACGGCCCGCATCACGGCGACGGGATGCCGAGCATGGTCCACCATGGCGTGCCGTTGAAAGCCGAGCTTGCCGGCCTGGCGGCGCTGACCCTGGCGCCGGTCAAGGCCACGCAGGACGCCGTGGGCATCTTTGTCGAAGCCGTGCTCGATCTGTCCGACCGCTACCAGGCGGCCATCGGCCAACTGGTCAAGGCCGGCAAGCTACGCTGGTCATCCGGCACGGCGTCGCACCTGGTCCTAAAAGACGACGATACCGGCCAGCTCAAACGCTGGCATCCTGTCGAATGGAGCTACACCCCGACGGCAGCCGAGCCACGGCTGCCGGCGATTATGCCTGTCAAGGCTTTGGCGGAACACAGCTATCCTGACCTGGAGGCGGAGCCACGGGCCGGCGCGACACAGGCGCCGGCGGCTTCTGCGACGGCGGGCGGCGTGACCGTGAATGTCTTTATCGGAGCGGGTGCCGATGAGACGGAAGCAAGCGATACACCCGACACAAAGGCAATGGAAACGCCAAAAAGTACGGAGGTACTAACAATGAGCGACGAAATGAAGACCACGCAGCCCGAGCCGGTTGACGTGGCAGCCATCGCTCGCCAGGCCGCCGAGCAGGCCGTCAAGGCATACCGCGAGGCACTGGAAGCGGAGCGCGCCGAGAACGAGCCGGCGATCAAGTCGGCCGGCGTGGCCGTGACCGGCGACGCGGCGGATCGGGCGCTGAAGGGCAACCCCTTCAAGTCGGCTGGCGAGTTCTATCTGGCGGTTGCCACCGGCAGCCGCCCTGGCGGCGTCGTGGACCCGCGCCTGCTGCCCTTGCGTGGCGGCGGCGACGTGGAAAACGGCTTCAACGTGGCCAAGGCGCTGGGCGCTGACTACGTGGGCAGCCTGCACGCCGGTTCGATGCGCGTCAAGGGCGCGTCGGGTATCAGCGGCTTGGGCGAGCGCATCCCCAGTGACGGCGGCTTCTTCGTCGGCACCGACCGGGGCGGCCTCATCGAGCGCGCCTATGCGACCGGTGAGCTTCTGCGCCGCGCGGACGTGCTGCCCATCTCGGCGGGCAGTAACGGCATGACCCTCTACGCCGAAGACGAGACGAGCCGGGCCAATGGTTCCCGGCGCGGTGGCCTGCGCTCCTACTGGGCAGCCGAGGGCGGGACCGTGACCGCCAGCAAGCCCAAGTTCCGCGAGATGAACCTGAAACTCCGCAAGAACATGTGCATCGTGTACGCCACCGACGAGCTGCTGGCTGACGCCAGCGCGCTTGATGCGTACATCCTGCGCAACGTGCCGGAGGAGATCCGGTTCATGGTCGAAGACTCGATCTTCAACGGCACCGGCGCGGGCCAGCCGGCGGGCATCATGGCCTGTGGGGCGCTGATCAGCGTCGCCAAGGAGTCGGGGCAGGGGGCGGCCACTATCAACGCCGAAAACGTGATCAAGATGCGCGCCCGCCTGTGGACGCAATCGCGCCGGCGCGCGGCCTTCTTCATTGACCAAACCTGTGAGCCGCAGTTGCACACGATGGCTCTCAGCGTCGGCACCGGCGGCCAGGTGGTCTATATGCCCGCCGGGGGCATGAGCGCGTCCCCCTATGACACCCTGCTCGGCCTGCCTATCGTCGTCCACGAGTACGGCGCGGCCGTCGGCACCCTGGGCGATATCGTCCTTGCCGACCTGGGCGAGTACCAGATGATCGAGAAGGGCGGCATCGAGTCGGCGTCGTCCATGCACGTCCTGTTTCTGTACGATGAGCAGGCGTTCCGGTTCGTGTACCGCGTGGACGGGCAGAGCAAGTGGAATGCGGCCCTGACGCCCAAGAGCGGCGGCGACACGCAGTCGCCCTTTGTTGCCCTGGCTGCCAGGGCGTAGGAGGATAACAAATGCCACTCCCTATCTTGATGGAAGAGGTCAAAATCCTGCCGGTCTTGGACCGCACGGCGGCCAACGGCGCCGGCACCAGCGACCGGGTGAGCCTGGAGAACTATGCCCGCTGCGCCTTCCTGGTGTGGCAGGAGCAGGGCGGGGCCGACGCGGCTACCCTGTCGGTGACGATGTATACCGCCGCGACCAGCGGCTCCAGCTCGGCCGGGATCACCCTCAACGACTTTTGGTACATGGCAGACGTAACCCACGGCACCACGGCCGACACCTGGACCAAGGGCACGGCGGCGACGAGCATCACCACGAGCGCCACCGGCACCTTGGATAGCTTCTACCTCATCGACATCGACGCCGAGGATTTGACGTCCGCTGGCACGTCCTACCCGTTCGTGGCGGTCCTGGCGGCCGGCGACGGCAGCGCCTCCAACTACATCAGCGCCTATGCGCTGCTCTACAACCCGCGCTATGCCGAGGACGCCCTGCCGAGCGCGCAGAGCTAACCCAACCGGGCGGGGCAGGGGCGACTCTGCCCCGCCTACCCAAACGCCGGCAAACCCGGCAAAGGAACCTGAAACATGGCACAGCAAGCTAAGGCAAAGACCGAACTCTTTGCCCAGTGGTCCCAGGGCAACCTGGTCGTTGCCGACCAGGGGCAGGCGACCGGCAACCGCTTCTGGGTAGACAGCAATACCGGCAGCGACTCGACCGGCTACGGCCGCTCGCCTAGCGCGCCCTTCGCAACCCTGGCCTATGCCTTCTCTTCGGACGTGTGCACGGCCAACAACGGCGACATCATCTATGTCATGGAGGGCCACGCCGAGACGGCGAACGCGGCCGCCGAGATCGTTATGGACATCGCGGGCGTGCGCGTGGTGGGCCTCGGCTCCGGCGCTACCCGGCCGACCATCACCTTCACGGTGACCACGGCGGACCTCGACGTGACCGCTGCTGACATCACCATCGAAAACATCCTCTTCTACTGCAACATCGACAGCCTGGACGCCCCGATCCACGTCGTTGGCACTGACTGCAAGCTGATCAACTGCGAGTTCCGGGACGCCGCCAGCAACAAGGAAGCCAACATCTGGCTTCTGGCCAGCTCGGCCGCCCATCGCCTGTTGATCGACGGCCTGGCCTACAACGGCCTCATCGCCGGCGACGCCTGCACCGACGTGATCCAACTGAACGGCGGGACGGGCTGCGTGGTGCGAAACTCGCGCTTCTACGGGCAGGTGGCAACCGGCATCGTCAACATGAACGCCAACAGCTACGACGTGTTGGTCGAAAACTGCTACTTCTACAACGATGCGGGCGCGCTGACCCTGAACGTGGTTGACACCGGCGGTTCCTCGACCTGGGCCGTGCATGACTGCTTCGACGGCAAGGGCGGCTATGGCTTCTCCGGCAGCTCGACCCTGGCGGTTGCGGCGGACGACCTGAGCGCCGTTTCGAGCATCGCCACCACCACAAGCACCGGCGTCTCGACCGTCAATAGCATCGTGACGACCGTGAGTGCCGGCGTGAGTGCCAATACCTCGCGGCTGACGGCTTCCTCGACCTTCCAGGGCACGACCAACAGCATCGCCACCACCACGAGCACCGGGGTATCCACGGTCAACTCCATCGTGACGACCGTAAGCGCGGCGGCGACCGGGGCCAGCGCGGGCGTGAGCACGGTCAACTCCATCGTAACCACGGTGAGCGCGGGCGTCTCAACCGTCAACTCTATCGCCACGACTGCGAGTGCGGGCGTCTCGACCGTGAACAGCATCGCCACGACTGCCTCGGCAGGCGTGAGCGCGGCGCACTCGACCGGCCTGGTTACGTCCACCGGCGTGAGTGCCGTCAACTCCATCGTGACCACGGTCTCGGCGGGCGTGAGTGCCAATACCAGCATCGTGACCACGGTGAGCGGCGGCGTCTCGTCTGCCAATAGCACCCTGGCCATGATGTCCACCATGCTCAACACCCTGAGCACGGCCATCAGCACCCTGACCAGCCTTGTGCTGTCCGTCGGGGCGTAGCGACTAGCGCCGGGCCGGGGGCAGCGGTTCCCGGCCCGGCAGAAAGGCGAATGAGGATGGAGATCGTACACCTGGGGCCATACGCACCGAACGCGGCGGGCATCTACGAAGCCGCGCGCGATATGGTCCGCGGCGACACCGAAAGGGGGCATAGCGTCAACTTTGTGGACGTGGGCGCGACGCCCGTTCGCGGCCAGCAACAGGCCGCGCAGGTCGGGGCGGTTGACGACCGGGGCGGCTTTCGCCTGGTGACGGCCTCGGCGGAGTGGTGCAATACGGCGGATCTGCTCGTGTTCCATACCGGCGTCAACGATAACTGGGTTGTCAAGTCCCAGGCGCCCATCGTCGTCGTCATCCACGGCCGCCCGGCGGCATCGTTCCGGCCTGAGCAGGCGGACCCGGCGCGCAACTCGTTTAGCCTCATCGGCGAGTTTGCCAAGTGGCCACGCGTCAAGAAGATGGTCTACTTCTGGCCCGAATTTGACCCATACTGGCGCGTGCTCATCCCCGATGAAAAGCGCGTCGCCCTGGACTGGCCGCCTATCGACCTGGCGCGTTTCAGCCCGGACGGCCCGCGGCACGAATTCGCGCCCGAGCACCGGGGCCGCGTCAACGCGCTCATCTGCGATAGCTGGCGCGAGGACGTGGACTGCTTCGAGATCGCCGTGGGGGCCATCGAGGCGGCCCGCGTTATCCCCGGCCTGAAAGTCCACTTCTACGGCCTGGAAACGGTGCCCGGCACGTCCAATCTGCCCCACTGTTGGGACTGGCTCGTGAATGAGCTGCGGCGGCTTGGCACATTGGGCGAGCTGAACGGGCGGCAGGCGGACATGGAGCAGGTCTATCGCGCCTGTGACTTCGTGATGACCCCGCATCGCATCGTGACCCGCATCGTAGGCGAAGCCCTGGCCTGTGGCGTGCCGGTCCTGGCGGCCAACGGCTGCGGGGCGACCGGCTGGGTAGCCGACGTGCAAGACCCGCTGGACGTGGCCCGCGTCGCCGCGCAGCTTGTGGCGACACAGGAGCGCGACCGGGAAGGGCTGCGGCGAGGCTGCCTGTCCATGGCGCAGCGGTTCGGCCTGGCGGCTTATGGCGAGGCAATGGAGCGGGTGTACCGGGAGGCGGTGGCATGAAGCAGTTACTTGTCAACATCCTCTTCGTTACTGCCCGGCCTAGCGGCTTGCGCCTGTGTCGCCTTTGCTGTGGCAAGCCGAGCAAGGACTGGCGGGGCGTGCGCCATGCCCGATACTGCCCGATTGGCTGGCTTGCTGGAAGGGGGCAGCCATGAAAGTCTCAGTCATCGTCCCTACCTATGACCGCCCCGCCCAGCTCCGCCGCAACGTCGAACGCCTGCTCTATACCGTGCGCGACTTTGACGCTGAGATCATCGTCGTTGCCGAGGTCAACCCGGCGTCCATCCCCGCCCTGGACGGCCTGCCCATCACGACGGCCTACCATGAAGACTGGCGCGGCAGCGTCGCAAACTGGAACATCGGCGCGGGCATGGCGACCGGCGACATCCTGGTCACGGGCGCCGACGATCTGCTCTTTTACGACGGCTGGCTGCAAGCGGCCCTGGCACAAATGGAATTGGCCGGCACCTGCTATGTCGGCCTGAACGATCTCATGTGGGACGGTTGGTGCCACGACCCGACGCACTGGCTCATCACCAGGCAGGGCATTATCGACCATTGCGGCGGGTGCTTGATGCCACCTGTCTACAAGACCACGTTTCCCGACAACGAGACGGCGGCCCGCATTCGCCGCGCCGGTCAATACACCTGGTGCAAGCAAGCCATGACCGAGCACATGCACTGTCTGAACCACAAAGCGGCGGTAGACCGCTGCTATCTGACTATGAGCAAGCATTACTACGACGACCAGGCCGTGTTTCTGGCGCGACTGGCGGCGGGTTTCCCCGATGACTTTGAGCCGTGCGTGGGGGTGCTGCCATGAGCGACTATCTGAGCCATCCCGGCTGTGGCGGGGCGCTGACCGTTCCCGAGCGAGAGGCCATCAAGGCAGTGGCGGAAGGGGCAGCGGCCATGTTCGGCCCCACCTTCCGGGCCGTCAATATCGGCGTGGACAGGGGCGGCACGTTGGTCTGCATCCGCGCGGGCGCGCCCGAGTGCGAGCTGATCGGCGTGGACATTAACCCCGACAGCGAGCGCGGCGACTGGCGGTTCATCCACGGCGACAGCCGCCGGGTCCATGCCCGGGTCGGCGCGCCGGTCCACCTGCTCCTGGTAGACGGCGACCATGATTACTACGGCGTCAAGGCCGACGTCGTCAACTGGTGCCCGCTTGTCGTGCCCGGCGGCCTGGCCCTGTTCCACGACTACGGCAACGGCGAGCGGTATCCCTGGACGGCGGGCGTCAAGCGGGCCGTCGACGAGTGCATGGCGGGCAGCGACTGGGAGGCGGCGGGCATGGCCGACTCGCTGGCCCTGTTCCGGCGGAAATTATAGGAGGCACAATGCCAAAACTGTATAGCAAGACGTACACCTGCCACACCGCGGCCGGGGCCGATGCGCCCGGCACGGCGGTTGACTGTTCGGAAATGCCCGGCGTCGCGTTCCAGGTGAGTGGCACGCTGACAACCGTGGTGCTCTATTTCGAGGGCACGCTTGACGGGACAAACTGGGTTGCGCTGCGCGCCAAGAACGTCGCCACCGGGGCCATCGTCACGAGCACGGCGGCGGCGGGCGTGTTCGCCTGCGACTGCTCCTGTTTGTCGCAAGTGCGCTGCCGCCTGGACTGGACGGCGGGCAGCGTGGATGTGAGCGCCCGGGCCCTGTCGGCCGCGCCGCCTTTTGGCGATGCACTGGCAACCGTAGCATCCGTGACGGCCGTGCCCAGCGCCATCCAGGGGCCGGGCAACCCGACCGTCGATAGCTACACGTCGGTCAAGATCGACCTGGCGGCCTCTTCTGCCGACCAGGTGCTTGTCGCCGCGCCCGCTGCCGGGAAACAGATCTGGGTGTACGGCCTCTTTATGATGGCCGATACCGCCGCCGGGACCGTCGTGCTGCAAGACTCAGACGACACGGCGCTGTCGGGCACGATGGCCGTCTCGGACGAAGGCGGTTGGGTGCTGCCGATGTCCGGCAACTTTGCCATGCCGTGGATCAAGGTGGCAACGGCGAAGGCGCTGGAGGCCGACACGGGGGCAGCGACGCTCGACGGGATTCTCTGCTACGGCGTGATCACTGCCTAGGGGGGGGGCTGCCATGACACAAATCAGCCTCACGGGCGCGGGTAAGAGCAAGGGGCAGGCTACCTGGTGGATGGCGGCTGGCTATACTGGCGCAATCGCCGCATGGCTGGGCAAGGGTTCAGCCTCGTTGGCCGCGTCCTATATCAATCTAGTCACGCCTGGAACATTTAATCTGGCCCTGGGCGTTGCCCCAACCTGGGCCGCTAATTCTGGTTGGTTATTCGGTGGAACGCAATGGCTGAATACCGGCATCACGCCCAATAGCAATACCTTTTGCGCCCTTGTGCAGGTGTCTGCCGGCACGAATGGAGGGCTAATCGGCTCAACGGGCGCCGGTGGTGGTTTTGGCATCCGGCTGAGCCCGGCAAATTCGATTTGGTATTATGCAGATGCTCAATGGAATAGTGGGGCGGCCGCCCTGCCGCAGAACCGCGCATTGATAGGGCTGGGAACGGGCGCGGGGCAACCCTACATGAATGGTGTTGCCAGCGGGGCAGTGCAGGGCGCAGGGACCGCTAATTCTGGACCGTGGTATCTCGGTACCATGAATTTCGGCGGAAATCCCCTAGTTGTACCCTCGGTATCAACTATAGTGGCCGCGATGGTGGGTAGCACAATGCCAACACCGGCACAAGTCGCGGCAATAGCAGCGGCGATGGCCCTGCTATGATTCGCCTGGCCTTGCTAGTCGTGGTCCTACTCGCATCTACCGGCGCAACACAGCCACCGCCAACGTTCATCTATATCCCGGCGGTTATGGTCAATACCGCAACCTACTCACCGCTCAAGGGCGTGGGCACCGTCACGTCCGCAACCGTCAATCAGGACGTGAGCGGGGTTAGCGCGGGTTGGTGGCACAACTGGATCCCGTCAGCGTGGGGCTCTGCCGCGCCGGGGTTCGTGCCGACGATCTGGAACGGATCATACATCGGCTGGCCGGTGCCAACGGCCGGCGGGCCGCTCCTGACATTCAACGAGCCAAACGGGCCGCTAGCAGAGGGCGGGACGGCCCTGTCGCCAGAAGCAGCGGCGGCGCTGTGGCCTGCCCTCATGGCGACGTATCCGAACCACGGGCTAATCGCGCCCACGGTGCGAACGCAGACGCACGGCGACTACCCAACCTGGCAGGACTGGCTCGGGCGGTGGTGGAATGCCTTGACGCCGGCGGGGCGGGCGCGGGTAACGGCCGTGAGCCTCAACTGCTACGCCGATACGGCGACCTGTCAGGCGCTCGTGACTGCCGTGCGCCAGTGGGGCCGGGACCGGGGAATCGCGGGCAGCGTGTGGCTCAAAGAGTTCTTTGACCCGGCGTTCGTGCCGTGGCTGGAAGGCCAGGGCGTCTACTACGGCTGGTTCGTGGCGCGGGTGCCGGATGACCGGGAGCCAACGAGCGTCTGGGGCCGGGCGCTCTTTGACGACGCGGGCCTGACATATTGGGGCCGCACGTACAGGGCGCTGCCGTGACCGGCGCAATCGGCTATTTGCAAACGGGGGATAGGCAGTTAACTTGTCCATAACCAACGGCTATTGCACACTAAACGAGCTGCGCGGGATGCTCGGCATTGGCGAGACGTACACCGGCACCGGCATTAGCTTTGCCAGCGGCACGAAGACCATCGCCGACACCGCGCTTGGCTTTGAGATGTTCCACGCGGGCGACCGAATCACCATTGCGGGCAGCACGTCCAACGACGGCACGTACACGGTAGCGACCGGCGACACCGCCGCGTCCATCGTCGTGAGCGAGGCGCTGGTCACGGAAGCGGCGGGCGATACGGTGACGGTAACGGACGTAACCGACGTGGTTGATGACTCACGGCTCGAAAAGGCCATCACGGGCATAAGCCGGGGCATCGAGAACTACACCGGGCGGCGCTTCTACCGCAACGCCACAGATGAGACGCGCTCCTACATGGCCGACTTCCCGGACGTGCTGTTCTGCCCGGATGACATTGGCACCGTGACCACGCTTTCCACGGACGGCGACGGGGATCGCGTCTACGAGGACACCTGGGCCGTCACGGACTATGACCTGGAGCCATGCAATGCGGCGCTGGACGGCGCGCCCTACACGATGATCAGCCGCACGCCCGACGGCGATTACACGTTCCCGGTCAAGGTCGCCAAGGGCGTCAAGGTGGTGGGTAAGTTTGGCTACAGCGCCACGGCGCCCGACGCCATCAGGGAAGCGTGCCTGTTGCTGGCGGAGCGGCTGTTCAAGCGGAAAGACGCGCCGTTTGGCATCATGGGCGCGGGCTCGCTCGGCGTGGTGCGCATGGTGCA